CCGCCTCCAGCGCATTCCTCAGGCTCTCCAACCTGCTCCCGGCTGCCGGGACATCCGCCCGCCTCTCCAGCCTCAGCTCTTCCTCGTCCAGGATCCGTTTTAATTTCCGTTTCAGCTCCCCCAACACCACTGCGTCCGCCTCTGGCTCCTTCATCACCACCTGCCGGCATTCACAGTCCTTCACCATATACCCCCGGTTACAGTAAAGATCTGTCCCGTTCCTCCTGGTCAGCCGCTTCCCGCACACCCCGCAGGCATAACGCATCTTCCTCTTCCCAGCCGCCGACTTCTTGGAGCCCACTATCTCCTGCACCCGCCTGAACTCCTCCTTCGAGACAATCGCCTCATGCATCCCCTCCACACGCACCCATTCATCCTTCGGCCTCGCCACCAGCTTCCCCTTCCTGCTGTCCATCGTGCTTTTCAGGGAAACCACAGCCCCTGTGTAAATCTCATTCTGGAGCACTCCATTGATGACGCCGCCCGTCCAGCACATCATGTCAAAGCCATCCTTCCTGTTCACAGCCTCCCCTTTCCCATGCAGGAACACGGTCGGACAGCCGATGCCCCGGTCATTCAGATTCCTTGCAATGTCAGAGAGCCCCATGCCAGCCAGCCTCATGTCAAATATCTCCCGGACAACCGGGGCCGTTTCCGGATCAGGCTCCAGCTTGTGTTTATCTTCCTTTTTCTTCCTGTACCCGTAAAGCGTCTGCCCCGCCGTGTACTTCCCCTGCACGGCCAGCCGCTCCCTCGCCTGCCTGACCTTCTTTGACAGGTCCCTGGAATAAATATCATAGACAAGGTTCTTGAAAGCAATGTCCAGCCCGCCCTCATCCCTCTCACTATCGTAATGGTCATTGACAGAAATGAACCTCACCCCCAGGAAAGGGAACAGCTGCTCCAGATAATCCCCCAATTCCACATAATCACGCCCGAACCTGGAGCAGTCCTTCACGATGATGCAGTCCACCTTCCCCTGCTTCGCCAGATTGATCATATCCGTAAACTGCGGCCTGGTATCAAAATATCTGCCCGAAAGCCCGTCATCACACCGCTCAATGACACGGCATCCTGCAAACTCCGGCTGTCTGTCTATAAAATCCATGATCAGCCTGCGCTGTGAAGTAATGCTCCCGCTCTCCACCTTCCTCCCAAAAACATCCCTGTCCTCATTGGAAAGCCTCATATAAGCACATATGGTATACCCCACCGACAACGCCGCTGTCTTCTCCCTCATGCCGCACCATCTCCTCCCTTTTCCACCAGCTCCGCCAGTTCCCCTGCAAAAGTGTACTCCACCTCAAACCGGTCACTGCCATAGCAGACAATCTTCCTTATGAATGTCTGCGCCATCTCCTTTGTCAGCTCCTCCGCCCCCAGGTACTTCCCAAAGGCCGCCGCCATTTCCCCATTCCCGGCATAATCCAGAGCAAGCCCTTCCATCTCCTCTTTCAGCCTTGCCATCTCCCCGTCCAGCGCCTCCAGTTCAGAAACATACCCGGCCTTCATTTCCAGATACTCCTCCTCGGAAAAAACACCATCAGCAAAATCCGTATACAAAGCCTGGATGAAACCGCCAATCTTCTCCCTGCGGGCTTTCTTCCCGGAAAGCTCTTTCTTCAATGCAGACCTCTTCTCTGCCGCCTCCGGCTTCTGGTTCAACATCCGCATCCGCTCCCTTGCATCCACATACACCGCCATATGCGCTTTCAGCAGCTCCATCACAATCATTTCCATGGCCTCCGCCTTGACATTCTTCGGCGGGTCAGCCTCTCCATAAGTAGCTGCACGCCTGCATACATAAGTGCTGTAGTGTCCGTAACCGTTCACCAGCTTCACCGTCTTCCGGTACAGGTTCATCTTATTCCCGCAGTGCCCGCAATAGAGGAGCCCCTGCAGCTTATCCTCCCTCTTGTTCCGCTCCCCGCCAAGGTTCTGCCGCGCCGCCTCATAACCGGCCTTCGTCTCCTGCATCAGTTCCTGCACCCTGTCAAAAGTCTCATGGTCAATGATCGCCTCATGGTGCCCTTCCACATAGAAACGCTCCCCTTTATCCCTTGATACCGCTCTCGTGATGCCCCTGTAATATGCCCTGTAGGTCTTGGATATCTCCACATCCCCGGTATAGACCACATTCTCCAGGATGCGCCTCACCTGCTTCCCTTCCCACAGGTTCCTATATTTCTCCTTGTGTATCACGCCAATGCTCTGCCAGTACACGCTGGGGGCCATGATGCCGTCTGCGTTCAGCCCCCTTGCGATCTGCGCCAGGCTCTTCCCCGCCAGCCGCTCCTTAAAAATCCTGACCACTACATCCCTCACATTTTCATCCACCAGAAGGCTGTGGCTGTCCTCCAGGTCCTTCCTGTACCCATATGCCGCCGTTGTAGCCAGATAGACCCCCTTCTCAAACAGCCCGTCAAAAGTGGAGCATATCTTCTTTGAGATATCCTTCGCATACGCTTCATTGATCAGATTCTTCAGCGGCACCACCAGTCCGTCCTCCGCTGTGCCGGATGTAAGGCTGTCATAGCCATCCGTCACCGCAATGAACCGCACCCCGAAGAACGGGAAAATCTTTTCAATATAATCCCCTGCCTCCAGGTAATTCCTGCCAAGCCTCGATAAATCCTTGACCACGATGCAGTCGATCATCCCAGCCTTCATATCAGAAATCATCCGGTTGAACTCCGGGCGGTCAAACTTCGTGCCAGTCACATGCCGGTCAACATACATGCCCGCCAGCTCCAGAGACGGCTCCCTGTCCACATATCCCTCCAGCAGCTCCTTCTGGTTCTCCACCGTGTCGCTTTCTATCTTCCTTCCGTCCTCCCTGGAAAGCCGGACATACACGGCAGTCCTGTAGACCTTCATGCCTGCTGCAGGAGCGGATGCCGCCACTGCCCTTGCAATTTCTTTCCTGCTCTTCCTTGCCATGTCAGACCGCCTCCTTCCTATACATCATCACAAAGCGCTCCATCTCCGCTGCTTCCTTCTCAAACCGGTAGGACACCTGCAGGGTATCCGAATCCATGACCTCGATCCGGTCAATGAGGAATGCCGCCAGCCTCCGGTCAAGCGTCTCCACGCCCTTGTAGCCTTTCAGGGCATCAACCCATTCCTGCCCGGCCGTCTGCCCCGTCTGGATGCTGTCCCTCTCCTTTTCCAGGGATGCAATGGCAGCCTGGATCCCATCTGCCTGCTTCTGGTACTGCTCCCGGAGCATGGCATACTCTTCTTTGGTGAGGATGCCATCCTTGAAATCCTCATACAGGTTCTTCCGCCTCCTGCCGCAGTCCTCCGCCTCTTCCCTCAGCTTCGCAATCCGGCTTTCAATCTTCCCCACGTCCGGCGCCATCCCTGATGCCCGGCTGACAATATCTGCCGCCTCCGACAGCATCAACACCTTCCCGATAAAAGTCTGTACCAGCGCCAGCACGCTCTCCTCCAGCTTCTTTGCGGAAAAACTATGGGATGAGCAGGAAGCCCTGTCATTCTTATGCCCGGAACAGACATAATACACATACCTCTTATCCTCGGAAGGGACCGTCTTGCGGACCATCGGCTCCCACAGCCCCCACAGAACACCATCCCGGCCAGTGGGAAGACCTTCCCCTTTTTCGGGGACACCCTTGTATCCCTCGCAAGCAGCGACTGCACCAATTCAAACTCGCTCCTGCCCACAATCGCCTCATGGGCATCCCCCACACGTACCCACTCGCTCTCGTCCTTATACACACGCTTCTTGACCTTGTAATTCGGCGTGGTACATTTCCCCTGGACAACCGTGCCGACATACACCTCATTTTTCAAAATCCGCAGAACCGCATTGTAACTCCACTTCGGCTCCATGTCTTTCTGGAAGGAACTCTCCAGCCGGATACCGATGCTCTTCTTATACTGCAGCGGGGACAGTATGCCGTCCCGGTTCAGTCTGTCCGCAATCGCTTTCAAGCTGCACCCGGCCAGCTTCATGGCGAAGATATCCCGCACCACATCCGCCGCATATCCATCAACCACCAGATGGTTCTTATCCTCCGGGTCCTTCAGATACCCATAGGCGGCAAAAGCCCCGATATACTCCCCGTTCTTCCTCTTGACCTCCATATGGCTCCGTATCTTCACGGAAATATCCCGGCAGTACGCATCATTGATGAGGTTCTTGAACGGGATGACCATGTCATTCCCATACTGCCCGTCCAGGCTGTCGTAACCGTCATTGACAGCAATGAACCGCACCCCCAGCATGGGGAAAATCTTCTCAATGTACCTCCCGGACTCAATATAGTTCCTGCCGAACCGGGACAGGTCCTTTACGACCACGCAGTCAACAGAACCTTCCCGGATATCGCTCAACATCCTCTGGAATTCCGGCCTTTGAAAATCAACGCCGCTCCATCCGTCATCCGTATAAACGGAATAGACCTGGATCTCGGCGTGGGACCTCAGATAGTCCATGACCAGCTCTTTCTGGTTGGAGATGCTGTTGCTGAGAGCCCTGCTGCCCTCCGCAACGTCACCGTCCTCCCTGGACAGCCGCAGGTACACGGCTGCATGATATGTTTTAGAATTCAACGTTTCCATCTGCAATCCTCCTGTCCTGTTCTTCCTTATCCGGTGCCCAATCCGGATAATCCAGAAACCAGAGGCCGCACAGGCAATAGTCCTTTAGGATTCCACCTTACCACGGTTCCCGGGATTTTTCCATGACATGGCGCGATGTCCTGAGGACTTCTTACAATGTCCGAGAACTCAAAGGGTTCTTGCGAACTGCTCAAACCGCTCCCTCAGCGATACCCCGTCACCGCTGTACACGTTCTTGACCACAACATTCCCAACACGGAAGCAGTACGGATTTTTCACCTGCCGGACAAACTCCTTAAGCCGCTCTTCCTTCGGCAGGCCCTCATCAATATGGACCCGCGTCACATCCACCAGCGAATCCCGGTCAACCGTCCTCACATCTACTAACCTCATTTCTTCAAGCGTCATTGGCCGCCACCTCCTATGCCACAGTCCGCAGAAAACAGCAGTTTTAAAACCTGGAATGGAAAAACAAAAAAAGCCTGCGGGCAGTATCCCGCAGGTTCCCTTCCATCCGCTCCATTCCTTCCCCATCACAGCCTCTCTGCCTCCGCAAGGAGCGCGGGATATTCTGCCGGATCAATCTCCGACAGCCGCCCCGCCCCACGCCCTTTGATGAGCGCTTTTACTTCCGCCGTATGTCCGGCGTTGGCCTTCTCTGCCAGCACCGCACGGACTTCCGACATCCTCTGCAATTTCCCTCCCTGCTCTGTGGCATAGGCGATCTCCGCC